TAATTATAACAATTTAAAATGAATAACAGGGGCGGATTACTCCGCCCGTAAATTTAACCACGTGCCACCTCATAGAATTTGCCACCTGCATAAGTCAGCATGATAAATTTGCCGGCGCTGAGCGTCATGGCATCAGTCAGGACAAAATTACCACTATTAGCGATAGTGGACGCATTCGTATTCCCGGCCCCGTGAATGGTATACACCTCACCTTCCACCGCATCTGTGAAATTCGTGATGGCCGTCGCTTGGGTATTGGTTCCCGTTACGAACACCGTGGCACCCGCCAAAGATGGAGTGGTTGCATCGTTGGCGAACTGTAATGCACCGGAAGCTGCCGTATCACGTCCGATTTCGATAAATTTCCCGTCAGAACGTTTCATCAGACGTATGGTGTCCCCTTTCTTCGGTATCCAGTCGGCACTGATCAAGCTGAACTTATCGGATTTGGTGATCTTTACCCCCTTGTCCTCGCTGCCACACTTGATGGTGACAATCTTACCCACTTCGGCGTTCTCAATATCCGTAATGGTGAACAGGCTGGTGTTGGCCACGGTCTGTACACTGGTATGCAGGGCTACGTTCGGGTTTTTGTCCTTCTCCCCGTCAATGAAGGAAGATGCAGGTCGGTCATACTCGTTACAGAAGATCATCTGGCGGCTGCCGTCCATATCCTCTTTTTTCGTATATTTGAAACCTACCGCACGCGCCCAGATGGATTCCTTCCACAAGGACCATACCTTAAGCGTCCAGTCTTGTTGTTCCAAGCTGAAATTTGTCATTTCACCGGCCACATGCTCGAAGCATTTGATATTGCCCTCCATCGTCCAGAAAATACGCTGGTGATTGTCTGCGTTCGGAATCGGAATCAGCTTCACAGCCGGATATTCCTTAACGTACATCATATTGGCCTTGTAATCCTGGTTCACACCATAGTGCAGCTCGTTGTACTTGTGATACCATACTACCATATAGCTGGGAAGATACAGGGCCAGCTGCCCGCTGTCACGGTACACGGCAGGAATCATTCCCGTACCCTGGAACAGTTTCTCACCGATATTGGCTTCCGTGATCTCACCCAGCACAAACGGCTTGATCTGGTAAACGGTCTTCCCGTTATTAATGTCAATGAAACCGTCAACCTTCTTTCTCAGCCATTCATACAGCCCGTCGGCCGCTTCCATGGCGCGTCCCGGCTTGTTAAGGTCAGGATCCTTGCGCACGCCATTGATACGGCGTAGCTCACGCTCGTTATGCAGCTTCTTGGCTGTTTCCGCCAGAATGTATTCAATGAATGACCATTTGATCGCCTGTGATCCTTCCTTGTTGAGAGAGCCGATCCAGGTCTTTTCCAGCTGCTTCAGGTCACGGAACTTATGGGCGAACATGACACTGAACATACGCAATGTCTCGTTGTCGAACTCATATTCACCTTTGGTCACATTGTCGAAATCACTGGAGGTGTTGTCAGCCTGCGAGAACTCACCCAGCCAAATGTTGACCAGAGTGGCCAGATCCTGATATCCGCTCTCCACCGGGAAGATGCTCTCGATACTGGGGAGCTTGGTCAGGAATGACTGCAAACGGTCCTGCCAGCGGATGCGGTAGAACGCACCAAGGTCCTCCTTCAGACGGCCGTAATCCACGGAACTTTCTGCACGGACCTGAATATTGATTCCCTGACTTGCGAGCAGAGCGGCACGGGCACGCATGTTATACGGACGATCCAGCGCGAACATCTCACCCTGCATACCTCCAAGCTGCTTGTCATCATCCAGGTTGAAGGCACCGGCACCCGTATTTTGTTTCAGACCGGCACCCGCACCATGGTCCGGCTCCGGCAATGCGCTCAGTACCGAAATCTTCTGCTTCAGCTCCGCTATTTCGGTATCTTTCCGGGTGATGGCCTGCGTCTTTTCCCCGTCTGTCTTTCTTATTGCATCCAACTGCTCCTGCAAGGAAGCCATTTCGGATACTTTCTGCGCCAGCAGACCACGAATCAGCGCCTCTCCCGAGTTCTCAACAGGACCGGCCTGCTGTTCCTCATCCTTAAAACCATTTTTCAACGCTTCCCCGAAAGGAGTTATGAACTTCTCATCGAAGCCAAGTTCTTTCAGCTTGGCTACATCATCGGCATCGAGGATATCCTTGTCCTCAGCCTTCTTCCACTCTTTCAGCCCCAGCAATCCAAGGATTGCGCCGGCAAAGGTGGACATTTTAGAATACTTTCCCATAAAAATAAAAATTTAAAAGATTTGATTTGTCTTGTTGATGACGGACTGCGCCAGAATCCAGCGCGCAGCTCCCTCCAAAGTGTTATAACCGTCCGCCAGTCCTTCCCTGACCGCTTCATCACCCATAAAGGTCGCCCCGCGGAACACGGGGGAGTCCTTGTCATAAGCGATGGAAAGGTTCTCCGAAACGGTCCGGCAGAACATCATGTGCAGTTTTGACAGCTTTTCCTTATAAGGTTCCTCGTTATTGTTTTCCGCAATCTCCCGGTGTTCCCTGTTTTTCAAGTCGGCCGAATCCGGGTAAATCTCCCGATAATCGATTCCTTCTTTTTTCAAGGCCTCCTTGGCATTATAATAGGTACCCACAACACCGATACTACCCACCTCGCACATCAACGAGCCAAGAAAGCGCTTGTCTGCGGCTGATGCCAGCCAAAAATGTGCGGAAGCACAAGCTCCGGCAATGTAAGCGACTACGGGTTTGGGACATTCGGATATCATTTTTGACGCATTGTCCAGACCGGTAATCATTCCCCCCGGTCCATTTATCCACAAAATGATGCCTGCAATACGGTCATTAGCTGCCGCCTGTGCAATATATTCCTGAAGGCGGAACGTCTCCCAGGAATAGAGCGTCCCTTCCAGCACAATAACGGCAACCGAATCGGAAGGAAGACCGCTGTCTTCCAAATTCCACCGCCCCACAAAATTCAGATCCGATGCGTATGCGGTCACGGTATCTTTTTCAAAAAATGCCTCTACCTCCTTAAAATTGCCGGAATGTATTGAAGGAAGGATCAGTGAGACCAGATTGTAATAATCCTCTCTAGCCATGGCCCATTTTTCATTGAATATTAACTGAATACGATTCATCCGTTCTTTTTTCCTGCAAAATAAAGAACAGATCCATCCATGAACAAGGACACGGAGAAGCGGTCATCACACCCGGTCATGAAAAGACCGTTTTTCCACATAAAAACACCTCCAAAAAGGACATGGAAAGGACAAAAAGACACGCTACGTTACATAAAATTATCTGTGTTTATATTCCCGAACGGAGGTTTTACGGCGCATCTTCCGCCGCCAGCGCTGGTAATCTTTCAGAAGTGCTTCCACGCTCAGACTCTCAATGCAATACTTCCGGAGAAAGTACCAGGCCGAATTGATGTAGTCTATACCATAGACATGTTTGTTTTCATCAAACAGGTCATGAAGCTCCGCACGCATCATTGTGTTTATCTTCCTGGAAAGTATTTTGGCTCCCCTCTCGCCTATATAATTATAGGTAGCCAAAGGTTTGCCACCCGGAAGGTGTGCCTCTCGGCGCTCCGGCAACACAAGCTCCAGATTTCCGCTATCCACAGGGCATCCGGCAGGACGTTTCTGCAAAAGATCATAGACGAAATGGTACAAATCAAGATCTGAAGGCAGGCGGACTACCTTGCTGTCCGGGGTTCCATACTTGCCTATTAGATATTCGGCTAAATAATTTTCTATCGTTATCTTCGTGGTAATCATATACTTATGTGTTTATACAAAAGTAATGATTTAAATTGAGATAGTCAAAGAACAACCGGCTAAAGATGGACCGGCTTCCAAAAGAATCATGAAGGCCGTTGCAACACCCCTTGAAAAACAAAGGGGGGATTTTCGTGCAACCGTACGATCTGATGATTAACATTATTGTAATATATTGAATATCAATATATTGTACACTGCACAATTCGCGCACGATTTTCGTACGAAATGTAAAACCACGCACAAAAAGCCATAAAATACGTTTTTGGACAAATCGAACGGAATCGTGCAAAAATCGTGCAGACATAAATATTTATATATCAATATATTATAATCAAAAAAAACGCAGTTGCACGATTGCACGAAAATTTCTTCATTTTTTATAAGGGTATATTTCTTAAAAGTTAAAAAATAAAAAAAAGAATATATAGGCCGCCCGTTTTCGAACAGATCGCACGATTGTCCAAAATGTTTTTTCTGGGGAAAAAGGGGTATGAGGGGAAACAAAAAAGTCCGGAAAACCGGACTTTTAAACTATATGTCTTCAGGATAAAATGCCTGCGTTATGAATTCGTATTCCCGGGGGAGCGACCGCACGCCCACAATAACACACAAGCCTCTGGCAGCCATTTCATAGAGCCTCTGGTTGGTCACAGGGGAGTTCCTGAAGTTATACTGGGCGCACATCACGAAATAAGCCGTGGACAGGTCACAGGAATAAAGATCCTCCTGTATCAGCTTGGCCGCATCACTAGGTATCAGGGCAAAGCCCAGCCTGACCGCAAGCCTTGAAATCATCTGTCTGCGTGTCCGGACATCAGGACATACCGCCACAAAAATTTTATTCTCTTTTTTCAGCATATTGCTTCCTTTTTATTTGCATATCTCACTAAAAATCACTAACTTTACAATGATATAAATTGGGATATATCATACATTTCTATCCGAGTAGAAATGCCTGTAAGGGACCGCAGGCCGCCAGGCCGGACAACGCCGGATCTCACTCCTGTCATCAGAAAACTCCAGCAATGCGTCATTAATGCTCTTGTGGAACAGCTCCTCTATGATACACATTTCGGCCACATCCATGAATAGTTCCAAAGAGCGGGCTGTGCAGTGCTCGGATACAATGATGGATCCTCCCTCGGGAATCCGGAGCAATAACTCCGTCACCCGGTCATAAAACCTTTTGAAACGGCCCGGATCACGCCCGGCCAGAGGCATTACCTTTTCCAATATTTCCTGATAACTTCGTGCCATGTCAGTAGTCCAGTCTCAAATTTCCCGGAAGATCAGGATCCAAGGGATCTTCTCCCGGTTGTATGATCTCCTTGCCGGTACCGACCGTGAAATACTCCACTCCGCCGGACTTGTCATCCACGACAGGACGTCCGTCCTTATCGACCTGATAGGGGAGTCCGGTCTTGCTGTCATATTTCTGGGGGTTAAACACAAAACCTTTCCATTTGCAATACATGACGAATTTTTTCTTGAATGAGGCAGGGGTATTATATTTCCGCTGGGCCGGATCATACAAGCACAAGGCGTCGAACAGCTCCTTCTTCACCAGGCGGCAACCGATATGCTCCGGTGCAGAGAAATACTCGTCAGCCCAGGAAATGAAGGTTTCCCCGATCTCCTGCCGCAGTTTGCGCTCCTCAAGCCGTTCTCCAGGAGCTTGGACCACACCGAACGTCAGATACAGTTGGATACAGTTGGCCAGCAGGTTCCAGCACAGGTTCCACTGGTCAAAATCCCACTCGGTAAAGAACAACGCTCCGAAATCGTCAACCGGTTTGTGGCTTTCATTATAAAAATCGGAAAAGGCCAACAGCCACTGGCGATCCGTGAAAGAGGAGCCGGTTCCGCGGATGGCATGGTTCGTGGCAATATAGATTTTGGGAGACTGCGAGAACGACAGCGTGATACGCCGCCCTCCCTTATAGTTAACACTCCAATCCCCGGTAATGTTTGGAAACAGAAACTCGAAGTTGAAGTTCTGAAGCACATCATCAATAAACACCAGCTTGGTTTTCTCCATCACGTCATTCCATACAAACTGGTCTTTGAAGATGTCGGAGTTCTTTCCGGGAATATAGGCTATAGGCATGACGTTCCTCATGAGTTCCCCTATAAGGGACTTTCCGGAACGCCCGTTTGACTCGCCGACCTCCGACTGCTTTCCATCCATACCGATCACCGCACGCGCCACATTGGAATCCTTCGCTTCCATCAGCATGTACCCGATGGCGCACAGTTTGGAAAGCAGATGGATATGGTTCTCGTTCTCCTCCTCGGGAGTCACCTCGCCGCTTTTCTTCCTCCATGTGAAATTGCTGGCATTGATCAGGAATTGCAGATAATGGCAGCGGTGTCCGTCTTCGGTCAGCTCATAGGAATACGTATCAGCGTCCTTCCTGAAGGTGACAAGCTGTTTTCCCAGATATTTGGCCGGATAGTCACGTCTCTGCTCCTCCCAGATATGATGTGAGATATTTTCATAGCCCATTTCCTTTACGCTGTCACGGGTGACCAGCCAGCACGATTTATCGAAATAGAAATACTGGCCGTCTCGGGAAGGCTTAATGAAATCGGGCTGTATGTACTCCAGCAGTGATAGCTTGTCCGGTCCCACATACTGCGACACCCCCTTGATCAGCATCTCGTTCACTCCCACGCAGCAATTATGCTTGGCGAACTGGAACAGGTAATCCCGGACGTCGCTCGCCTCCAAGGACCTAACCAAAGGAGGTTCCAGATGGATGAACAAGAAACTCTTGTCCTGTCTTCTCAGGCGCCCAAAACCACGGTTCTGTAAAAAGTTCTGGGAATTCACGTAACAAAACTCATAATCCGATCTTTCGTTATCTTTCCCCTCATTCCTCTTGACCACACGCCAGAACTGCTCGTCCGCGTCAAAGGGCTGAGCCGATACGACCTTGCCATCCTCATCGAATTTCCAGCGGTAACGGTTGAAAAGGAATTCCGGAAGATTCTTCAGCAGATCCTTGTGGCGCTCTGCAAACGCCTCATGGGAGTGAAGACACCAAAGCTCCATCAGCCTGTGGTCAGTGAAACCGGTAATTTTAAACATCTCTACATACTGGCCGGAACCCTTCTTATCATTACAGGCATAATCAAAATCCGCGGCCAGCTCGTCCTCTTTTCCCAAAAGAGTATTGGCCAGCAGGTCATCAAGCCCCTTGTCCCCTGCATCATTTTTGCGGATATGCCCTACAAATATTTCCAGATAGATGTCACGGTTCTTCAGACTACGCATATACTCCTTGAAATTCCTAGCAGCGGAATAAAAGTTCCTGGGACGTTTCTCAACCGGATCGTTTATCTTGATATTACTTGAGATATCATCCCAGTCCGAATCAAAAACAAATGCCACCTCCCTGACCTGGCAACCGGTGACAATCCTGACGAAATCCTCCGGTAGCGAGCCATTATTTCCCAGATTCTGTATCCCTGACACGGCAATGGACGGGATGCCATGCTTGCACGCCTTCTCCGCTTTCTTCTCGCCTTCCTGGATATACAGGCGGTCTATCCTCGTACCGCTCTTGAAGGCGGTGCGTATCTTTTCCGGAATATATATAGGAGTACCGGACCCCCGCGGTGATTTGTATTTGAAAGGCTTCCCATCCTTGTCCAAATGCATTTCTGGGAACTGCCAACGAATGCGGTAGTATTCCTTCATCTCCCCGGCCGCCCTGCGCTTGTTATCCTTCTGGACATAACGGACAGGAAGGCCGTCCAGATCATAATATTCTATGATGACATCATCCCCCTTGGCCGTCAGCATTCCCCGCTCATCAATCGTTCCCGGTTTGAAAGTACGGCATTGGAACACGGATTTCGTATCATCGGTCTTGTACACACTGGCGGTCACATCCTCGAAAGTCAGTCCCGAGGCGGCCAGCATTCGGGCGCAATAAGAACCCGTATCCAGCCCTTTGGCAGCCTTGCTTCCCTTCTTCATCTTCTGAACCGGTTTCCAAGCCGGTTTGTCCGGATGGGGGTCCAGCAGCACACAGAACTTCTTGGCAAGGTATTCCAACGCATCTGTATAACCGTATCCTTCGATATTCATCAGATACGACACGGCACCCTCTCCGCCAATCTGGCAGGAGAAGCACTTGAACAGATTCTTGCCGGGGCTGACCGTGAATTTCTTCGCGCTTCTGCACTTGGGGCATTCGCAAACATAATCCTTGCCGGATTTTCTCAGTTCCCGGAAATCCTGCACAACGTCAAGCAACCTGCCGTCCGACGCTGATTTTATCCTTAATATTTCGTTTTCATTAAAATACATAACAAATAATTATATAAATAAGCCGCAACTTCATAAGACAACACAAAATTACCGGATTGCAGCAACCCGGAATGGACCGGAAATGATGATGTTCCCGGAACACTTTGCACCTTTCAATTCATTGACATCTTGTCCCGGTTCACTGTTTTAGTCCTTTCGTACTCCAGCAGAGCGGACGTCACCGCCTTCCGAAAGTTCTCATTCACAGCTATTGCACCATAAAGCAGCCTATGTAGTCTTGCCCCCTTACAACTGGAAACATGTCCGGCAAATATCTCATAACCCTCCCCAGTATCCTCTTCTGACATTATTGTACAGGAAACATGTAAACCGGTCTCCTTACTTTGTTCCAGTATAAAGGAGAGAAAAGCCTTTATTTCAGTTTGTTTATTCTTGGAATTCATAATCTTATATTTACTCATAATTTTCTTATTTTAAAATTTCATCAATAGATGATAAAACACTCTCCAGTCTTTCCAACTGCTCAGAGTATTTCATAAGAAGATTTTCTTCTCTTTCCGTAGCCTCCCCTCCATTGTGAATATCATTATACTTTTCGTATTTTGATTTTACACTCTTATATGCTTTCTGAAAGAACGGAAGCAATATCTTACATTCCTCTTTGGTCATACAGACCGTTATCTCGTATGGAGATGAATACGATTTTCTTGTGCTATCTATGTAACTCATATCTGTTCCGTTTTGAGGGTTATTTTATCACATCTGTTAATCGGTGTTTTTACTTCTTTCCCATACCACGAACACCAATAATATGGCTGAAATAAATTGGGTGAATGCGTGCAATATTTACATCTTTCACACAGGTGGATTCCATTCATTTTTATATCGTTTATAGTCATACCCAGTTATTTCTGTTAAAAATCAAAAATGGCTTTTTGCATCTCTTCATCATTTTTAGGCTCATGAGTATATCTCTCATGGCAATAACAGTAGTTGCTTCCGTAAGCACATGTACAAAACATCTTATTCAGCTCCTCTCCAACTTCCCATCTGGCATTATCGTTAGGTATTCTTCCCTCCTGTAACCATTGCCACTGGGTTTTCATTTTCTCTCGGTATGCAGCATTTTTTATTCTTTTCTCTTTCCGTTTCTTGGCTACATCCCGGTACTCCTTCCTTTTGGCAAAAAGGATGGCTTTGGCAGTGTCCTTATCTTCATGGACCTCACTGTCTTTGAAATAGACAGCTTTGGCAGAGTAAAAGCTGTTAGTCCATTGTTTTGTACCTTTGGCCCCCTCATTGGGGATAAAACCCTTTTTAGCCCATTGCAGGGCCGTTAATATTTCCATATTGCTCCCTTTCTATTATATATTATTTAAGTTCGAAGATTCTGTTGATGGTGTCAGCTAATTTATCATTGATGATTTTCGAGTTCCAACTGTCAAATTCAAGAATAATACCAACTTGTCTGGAACCGCCGGAGTCTGTATAAGACCTGCCCATTGTGATATTTACAGGCAGGTTCTCCTCTTTGGCTACCTCTATAAAAGCGTTTGCCAGTTTTTTTAACATTTCACATCTTATCAACATAGTATTTTCGGATTAGTGATTATGAATTGACAGCCATGAAGAAACCGGCATTATTATACTGTTGCCTGATTTCTGCGGATGTAAGAATATGATACTTGGTATACAACTCAGCATTGAACAAGTCAACCTGAATACAATATTCCACGATTTTCTCCACTTCTTCCGGAGAGAGTGCCCAATAGTCCGCTACTCTGCAAAGCATATTCTTACACCAATACAATGAATGGTTTCCTGTACGGAATATCTCATTTTCTATATAATCATAAACCGCATATCCATTACATCCATATACAGTTTTCAGATCACTAACTTTGGTTTCATGCAACTGTGATGTCCTTTTATAACAAGGCAGGAATGGAATAATCTTATTGTCTGAAATAACGGATTTCATAATGTCTTTTATTTAAATTTCGGTAATAAGGATGCAGTTCAGATTCTTATTGAATTCTGAACAAAAGATTGTTGCTGCAAAAAATTATACTCTTGCAGGTATATCGTATCTTTTACGTATTTTTTTTACGTAATTGAAAACAGTCTTTTCACAGACTTTTGGAAAAGAGGGATTATTCTCCTTTAGATATTCATGAATCTGGGTGGAAGAATAATAAGGACAGGTTATCAGCAAATGCTTAACTGACTCCTCATAAGGATCGAGACGGCAGGAATAAGAAGGGCGCGGACGATTGCCATGTTGAAGAAGCTCATCAACATTTAATCGGGAAAGCCGCATGACTCTGCCGGGAGGAAGTTGCAGCTTCTTTGCTATTTGAGAACGGCTCAAGCCAAGAAGTCGAAGTTCGGCAATGTTATGCCAGTCGTGGTAGTCTTCTGTAATCTTTTTTGCATCCATTTTCTACATAAATATAGTTTTCGTAAAGTGAAATATTTAATGTTACGAAAAAGTGATGCGGCAAAGTTACGAGTTACAAGCGCGTACGTCTGGCTGTAGATGCCCTCGTAGGGGATGTCCGCCTCCCACGGGCTGTCTATGTCCTCCACCTCGAAGGGCAGCCATCGCCGGTTCCCCGTGTCGTCGGTGAGGAACTGGAGGTTGTTCCCGGTGGCTACGAACGAGGCTACATGGGGCAGGTGCACCTTGTTGCGTCCGTAGGCTCGGCGCTCGTCCACGTAGCGTTGCGTCACCATCGCCTTCAGCTGGTTCAGCTCCGAGGGGGGCATGGTGTCGATCTCCTCCAGATTGATCACCAGGTTCTCGGTCATGGTGAACAGGTCGTCCTTGGTCATGCGGCTAGAGTTGCTCTTTGTGGTGTAATATTCGGACAATACGGGCGGCAGGATATGCTGCATGAACGAGGTCTTGTAACTGCCTTGCCGCCCTATCAGGGTGAGGATCACCTGTTTCACCACGGTCTCGTCCAGGGCGGCGGCAATCATGGACACCATCCACCGTTTCAGGATGTCGGCAAAGCGGACGGGAGTTTCGGAGAGGTCGTTCCGTTCCCGGCTTTTGTCCTGCTGCAACGGACTGTGCGGACTTTCCTTGACATGCACCATGGTGGCCAGCCGGCCGATGTAGTCGGTCTCTCCGTCCCAGGGCGGCAGACCGTCCAGATACTCTTTCAACGGATGATATTCCTTGACGAAATCACTGCCGAGCAGCGTATGCAGCTCGTTCAGGTTGACCGCCATGCCATGGTGTTGCATGGCGCACCACAGGGAGTTCTCGATGTGGTCGGTGAGCCGCTGCCAGTGGCAGGCGGAAGCTTCGGGACGGTCGGTGTACGCATCAGCAATCAGTTGTGTCTCAATCTGGTGGGTAAGCATGTTCATCCGGAACTTCATATAGCCGTTGATAAACTCCTCCATCTCCTCCACGGTGGCCTTCTTATGAGAGGAATCATTCTCTTTCTCCTTTTTTCGGACGGAACGGGGCAGGGAGACGGTGTTGAACTCCATCGTGAGCGAGTAACAACTTTTTACGATGGGCAGCAGCTGCTCGCGCGGATAATCGGGAAAAGTCCGGAGGGCCCATACCTCGGCGTCCGCCTGCGGAACACCGTAGCGGTTGGTATGATAGAAACAACGGCTTACGTAGTCGTTGTAGCTGCCCGGTGCGTATGCTATTCCTTCCTCTTCCAACTGTGCACGGATAATCTTGTAGGCACGTTCTGCCGTCACGGTCACGGCAGTGCCGCGCTTCGGCTTCTCGCGGGGCTTCATTCCGCTGGTGTGGAAGGAGGAGGCTTCGGGGCGGAGCAGGGCTTCGGGGTCGTGGCAGAGGACCGACATGCGCGTGGCGTTCTTGCATTGTCCGTCAATCTCCACTTCGCACAGGCGAGCGTAATGGTCGTTCACCCACTCCCATACCATGCGGTAGTTGGCCTTGGTCACTCCGCCCTCCACGTGGCTGATGACCCGGATGCCGCATCCCGAGATGGTGATGTACACCAAAAAGGAATGAATATCCTCCTTTACCAAAGTCAGGATGGCGGCGAATCGCTCGGGGGGGATGCCGTCTATGTCCACCATGATAAATCCCGTGAATCCCTTGACATGGGCGTAGGTTCTCCCTCCCTCCAGCAGGACGGAGGGGATGAATGCCGGCTGTGCGTTCTTCATGTTGCTTTTGGTGAGCTTCCACTGCTCCAGCTGCTGCGCGTCGCCTGTCGCCTCGATGTCGGACAGCGTGGCCAGATGGGCGCGGTAATGACGGGTGGCGGCGGTGTGGGTGCTGTTGGTTATCTCCTTGAAAAGAACCTGCCAGGTGGTGGGTTCAGGCCGGGTGTCGCGCAGGGAGTGGAAGCGCGATGGGTTGCTTGATTTAAAAAAATCTTTATTCATAATGTGTAGCGTAGAATTTTGTGTCTGCAAAGTACAGAGTAAATTTTCAGGAGGACAATAGCGATTTAAAATAATCACTCTATGATTTAAAATAATCGGGAATAATTAGAAATCAAGATAAAACGATAATGAAAAACGAGACTAAAGAATCTCAAAATACTGCGAGGGCAAGTGTTGTTATCAACATTCATGGCGGTAACAATCAAATACTGCCCAACGCTACAGAGGTAGTGCAAAATTTTTATGGTGCTGAGTTCGCCCATGTGAGAACACAGAACAATGGTATGGAAGAGAAAGAGGAGGATGAGGCAGTGCGTATTGCCCGTGGCACGTTGTGCATTTACTACTCTGATGACTGGGAACTGAATGATATCATCCGCCGCATAGCTGATTGCCGCAGTGCATCGGACTTGGCGAACCTTGTGGTGAATGATATGCATAAGCATACCATCCTTACTGCCGAACGTATGGTAAGCAAGGATTTCATAGAGGCGCTCCAGCAGTTCCTGACGTTCAAGTCGGGGACGTCCACGGGTAATATTCGTACGCAGATAAATAATGTGAGGAGAGAATGAGGGGGGGAGTGTGGAAATGAATTAAAAAACAACAATCAGATATGAAAATAATATTAGTAAATTACCGTTATTTTATAAGTGGAGGCCCAGAACGTTATTATTTCAATATAAAAGAAATACTGGAACGTAACGGGCATGTAGTGATACCTTTTAGCGTGAAGAATTCACGGAATTTTTCAAGTGATTATGAAACGTATTTCTTGGACAGGCTCGATGATGAAGTGTATTTTGCTCATTCGAATAAGAAGAGCATGAAAGTGATTCTGAAATCCTTTTCACGTATGTTTTACTCTTTTGAAGCTAAGAGGAAATTCAGACAACTGCTCACTGACACAAATCCCGACTTGGTGTATATCATGCAATATCATAACAAGATATCACCTAGCATCATTGATGCGGCAAAAAATCTGGGAATACCTGTGATACACCGCATTTCAGACTTTCAGTATATGTGTCCCAACGCATTGTTCTACAATGGTGTGAAAGGTGTTTGTGAGGAGTGCCTGAACGGAAATAGATGGAACTGCGTGAGAAATAAGTGTGTCTTGAACTCTACGGTTTATTCCGTCATAAAACTCGGAGCAAAGATGCTGCACGATGCGATGCATATCACTCGAAAGATAGATGCTTTTGTAGTGCCATCTTCCTTCACCTTGGGAAAATTGGTGGAGTATGGCATTTCTCGACAAAAATTGCATCACATTCCCACTTTCTTTAATTTGAAAGAGGGAAATCCACAAGTAGAATATAAGCCTTTTGTTCTCTTTGTTGGGCGGATAGAGAAGCAAAAAGGACTGATGTCACTGGTCAAGGCTTTTCAGAATACCGACTATAATCTGAAAATTATAGGCTTTTCAAACGATGGTTATGAGGATGAGTTAAAGGCGTATTTGAACGGCAAGCGGCATCATATTGAGTTCTTGGGTAAAATGAATTTTGAGCAGATTGTGCCTTACCTGAAGAGTTGCCTGTGCACAGTTGTTCCTTCGGAATGGTATGATAATTTCCCGAATGTAATTCTTGAAAGTTTTGCCTATAAAAAAGCTGTTGTGGCTACCAATTTCGGCTCTTTGCCTGAATTGGTGAGAAACGGTGAAACTGGGTTGACTTTCAACTATCAGGATGTGGAAGATTTTCGCAGTAAGATTGCTTATTTTTTTGCCCATCCGACGGAAGCAAAGGCAATGGGTGAAAATGCCTTCCAAAACGTACAGACTTGTTTTTCTCCGGCAGAGCACTATAATCGTTTGATGAAGCTATTCAATGACATAACAGGAAAACAAAAATGAAAATCTTAGTAACTGGAGCCGCCGGCTTCATCGGTTCGCGGCTTGCCTCTCAGCTTGCAAAACGAGGTGACGAGGTGGTGGGCATAGACAATATCAATACGTATTACGATCCCAATTTGAAGTACGCCCGCTTGCGTGAGTTTTATGGGATAGAGGCGGACGCGCAATGGGGGATGGTAGGCGCGATTCCCGAAACCGGAAATGATGGAAGGACAGCAGTGACCTTTCCCGATATGCCGTGGGGACGCGCCCTGCAAAGTACATTGATGCCTAATCTCCGCTTTGTGCGTATGGACATCGTAAACCGTGATGCGCTGAGTCGTCTGTTTCAGGAGGAGAAATTTGACAAGGTAATGAATCTGGCGGCACAGGCGGGTGTACGTTATAGTTTGCGCAACCCCTATGCCTACATAGAAAGCAATGTAATGGGATTTATGAATATATTGGAGTGTTGTCGCTTAAATAATATTCAACATTTGGTTTATGCCAGTTCGAGCAGCATATACGGGCTGAACGACAGGGCACCGTTCAGCGAGGATGACGAAGTAATTCAGCCCGTAAGCATCTATGCTGCCACAAAAAAAAGTAATGAACTGATGGCACACGCCTACGGTAAACTCTATGGGCTGAAAACTACAGGACTGCGTTATTTCACCGTATATGGTCCGTGGGGGCGTCCCGACATGGCACCCATGCTTTTTGCTTCGGCCATCAGCAAGGGAAAGGAAATCAACGTGTTCAACAATGGCGACCTTATCCGAGACTTTACTTACGTAGACGACATTGTAAACGGTACGATACAGGTGATAGACCATCAGCCGGAGATTTCAGAAAAAGGTGTACCTGCCAAGGTGTATAATATCGGGTGTAGTCATCCTGTAAAACTTATGGATTTTATCAGCGAGATAGAGAAGAATCTGGGTATTATGGCAAAGAAAAATTTTATGCCGATGCAACAGGGGGATGTGTATCAAACCAATGCGGATACTACGAAGTTGGAGCGCGAAGTGGGCTATTGTCCTTCGGTCAGATTGCCTGAGGGAATCGCCAGATTTGTTGAATGGTATCAGTCGGACAAAAATCCGCTCAAAGAAAGTAGAGTATAATTGATTTTAAAGTAAAAATAATATAATATGTCAAATAACAATTATTCTGTTCCTACTCCTACGGACGCAAGTATCATCCTGACTTATCGTTGTCCCATGA